AATATGGTTTGAATGGATCAAACGAATTTGGTGTTTTTTGTCCTGCATAAGGGATATCAATAGTTGAACCCTTCATTTGATCTTTGATGCTAGTTAAATAACTATCACCATATGCTTTATTTGCTTCTTTAGCACCAGGTTGCTCACCCATTTCTTCATGTGTAAGTATTGGACTATCTTTCATTTCATTAGCATAACCTTCAGCTTCACTGTTAATACTATCATCAAAATCAGTAGTAATAACACGAACCATATTAACATTATAGCCCAATAATTGAGCAATTTGTTGAATCATTGGTTCAGTAGCTGGATATCTAAAGTCTGCCTTAATAATAGTTACAGATTGATTACTCAAATTAGGAAATCCATATGGATCTTTTTGTATAGGTGTCTTAGTTGGATCACTGATTCGTATAGGATCAAACTTGTTTAGATTGTACTTAAACATATCTATAAAGTTTTTATCAACGTCACCAGCAATCTTTATAGTATAGTTGTAACTCTTAAGACTTTCGGTTATGTATGTTTTTAGGCTTTTCATTTCATTATTCCTGTATTATGTATTTATCATTGTTCATTTGTTTTAGTAGCCAACATCTTTAACAACTCGTTACGGTCTAAAGCTTTGCCTTCACCGACAGGAGTATTCTCTATCTCTTCGGATTTGCTAGCTAATTTTTGATCCAACTGTGCTTTTTTAAGCTGTAAATCAATCATTTTTAACTTTTTATTAAGCTTTGCAGTCTTAGCTGTAATAGCATGGCCTAACATATTACTTGCAACACTAAAAATTTCGCTACTAAATCTACTATCTACTTGCATACCCAAATCACTTAAATCTTTAAAACTATCTACTGCCATTTGTGCTAGTTCATCTAGTTCTCCGTCACTTGCATCTAATCCACGTACTTGTGGCAATGCTTGGTCAATCTTTTCTAACGCACTTAATGCATCAGTGGTTATCTCATGTGCATTTTCTGGAATAGGAATATGCAAGCTGTCAATTTCATCTTGTGGTAATTCAAACAATTCGGTTAATTTTTTTGTCATACAAGTATTTAGTTACTTGCTTCGCCCATTATAGAAAAGGTCATTTTCATTAATTACTCTAAAAGTTAAACCATTTTGTGAACACCATGCACGTGCGGATGCCCATTTAGCGTGGTTGACTGCCACAATAGCTTGGTCTCTAGCACTAGCTGTTCTGCTTTCAATTAGTGATTGTTTTTTTGGTTTGATTTCAACAAGTTCAGCTATTTGCTTCTTATACTTATTTTCATATAAAACTAAAAAATCCGGAACATATGTGCTAGCTTTTCCGGTTAAGGGGTTTCTATATGGAATTCTAATAGATTCACTTGCCCATTGAATTATGCTCGAATTAGAATCCAGGAACATCATAAATGTGAGTTCCCATCCACTACGATATCTAGGTGTATGTTTACCTACATATTTTTGAACATTTTTTGGAGTGAATATACCTTGAGCAAACTTTGCCATGATTATTGCACGATGTTACGTGCTACAGGTTGAGTTGGTTGAGGTATTGTACTGACACCGTATAAACTAGTTTTAGATTTAAAACTGTTTAAGTAGTATGATATAACCTGATTCATTTGCAATTTGTTAGTACCTTGAATTTGGCCCAACAAATCTAATACAGGAATTCCTGTTTCTTGTGATATTCTAAATAAAAATGCAGTAAAATTACCTGCGATAGCTCTAGTAGCGCATACTGTTTTAAAATATCCATTAACAATATCAAATTCATTACCGTTAACTACCATATTAAATGAATAGAAATCATCAAATATTTTAACTGTTAAATCAGTTGACGTGCGGTCATCTATAATTCGTGCCATGAGTTATCCTCCTGTACTATTTATATTAGGAGGAACTACGGCTCTACCATTTGCTTGTTTAGATTGATTTGGTGTATTACCAAATATAGGTAAATTAAATAATACATTTCTTCCAGTATTATTTAAAGGATTCATAATAGCATTAGTGATTCCAGTTGTTACTTCACTCTTAATTGCTTGTTTTAAATTCATATTTTTAAGAGTATTATAAGTAGCACCTGCTTTTTGTATAGCTCCTAATACATTTGTGTTTTCTCCGGACAAATCGTTAATGACGCCATTAACTCCGTCTACTAAACCACCTTGACCTAATATACTAGCCTGACTTCCCGGTCTTGTAATAGGACTAGGTACTCTATCATAATTAGTCTCTAGTCCAAATCCAGCAACAATATTGCTAGGTTCTTTACCATTAATAGCACCTTGGAAATATTTAACAGTTTCATAATCTAATGTCATTGTATTTGTCATTGTACCATTACCCTGTGAATAATCGTAGGTATCATGTGTAAATCTATTAATGATAGGATTAATTAAGGTATATGCTACATAATTATGTTGATTAAATCCAAATATTGTAACGTTCTTAAAAAATGGAATTTTAGTTTGTCCATTACTAGCTTGTATATTAGTAGCAGGACTATCAGGTGTTTCTCCTACATAGCCCCAATTAGTATCACCTGTAATAGATTGTGAATAGATATTTCTTAAATTATAATTTGTATTATTGGGACTATTAGTACTACCATTACCTGTTTGTTGTGCTTGTCTTCCTGATACCGATGCTACTGGAATACTTGCATCTTTATAATAATATGTATAGTAATTATACCACATATTACGAATTAAATTACCATTGTCATCATGGAAGTTAATATCTATAGGATCATATTTAATTTTTGTTTGTACAATACGTTTACGATTGTATTGATTCATTGTATGTGTATCAAATGAGTAGCTAGGCAATTTAATAGATTTAACAGCTAAGCCAAAGTTTGCACCTTGAGGTAATCCTACTGCATATGCACTTTGATTGATTTCAAAATACACATGGAATAGGAATTTAAATTTAGGTGCATATTGATATGCATTAGGTCTGAATGTTTTACTAGCGTGAGTATAATCACGAAGGTAGTCGTTGCCGAAGAATCCTCCGGCAGCGTCTGTTAGTAAGTTTTGAAAGAATCCAGACATTTAATATATTAAAATATATTAAGTTGTAGAACCAATACCAGTAGTTGATTGTCCACCAAAAGCACGTCCAACACTTGTGCCAACACCTGAAGTCAATGGTGATTGAACTGCATTGTCAAAACGAATTGCCATCTGTATAGTTACTACTTCATTAGAACTGTATGCTAAATTATTGTAATTAGCACCTTGTAAGAAACATCCATATACTTCCCATGTTTCTAATACCACAGGAGCAGCAGTACCGTTACCACCATCTAAGATTTCAATGTTTGTTTGGAACTTATAATCTTGACCAGTAGCCGCAGATGCTTGTTCAACAAAGTCCATTTGTTTCTGTAATTGTTGACCAACCAATTTTGAAACACTACCGGTAGCGTCATCTCTAACGTTGATTGTCATAGGTTGCCATTCGTGACGTCCTGCCAAATACATAGTAGAGTTATAAACTGGTATAGTAATCTCACCAAAACTAACTGAAGGGCGTGTTACGTCAATAACTTGCTTAGTTAATTCATTTGTAGATGCACTCGTACCAAAGTTAAGAAAATTAACTCTAAAACGATATTGTAGTTTGGGCATTAGCAAGCCCTGATTTCCGCCAGCATTATCAGATGCTACGGTCATGTTAAACAATGATTGTGAGGCTATTGCCATTTTTTTCTCCTGTTATTAATATTTATCTTTACAAATAGATACCCCTTTCGGGGTATCATATTTTATTATTGTCCACCAAGCTCGCCTGTGTTCAATATACGAACTGGGATATAGATGAATTCAGCTGCCTTAACTGGCTCAACTGCAACATCAATCCACAATTCATTTCTATCGATTCTTGCTGGAGTATTGTTACTTTCGTCACAAACTACAAGATAATCATATAGACCGCGTTTTGCAACTAAATCAACCATCAATGTTTGTACAACACCTGCAATTTGATTACGTGTCAATGCATCATTAGGTTCAAATACGAACGGTCTTGCTGCCAATGTTAATTGTCTACGTATGTAAGCAATTAAACGAGCAACGTTAGTTCTATCTAATGCACTTGAACTATTAAAGCTTGTTTTGTTACCGTAATTCAATAAACCAACACCAGTAAAGAATACTAGAGGATTAATGAAGTTAATATACAATACATCACGTATACCTAAACGTGTTTTAATTGGCATAAATTCACCAGTAGTACTATCAACATAACCAATACTTAATGCATTGTCAATTGTACCACGACGAGTACCTGCTGCCGCTAACCACGGATAGCTAATAGTATCATTACGTAAGAATGTACGTAACATCATATAT